TCATCAAAGAAAAGGTTGCAAAGGCTGCTTCGAAAGAAGGTAAGCTACGAGCACTTGATATTTGGGGAAGTACGGATGCCCTACCTGACCTTCTGGATTTGGCGAAAGCTCGCGCGTCCAAAAGCACAGACCCCAGCCTTGCTGAAGAAGCCGCCCGTAAAGCGGAACGTGATCGAATTGCTAAAGAATCCAATGCAAATTCAACCAATCGTGGAGCAAAGACCGTAACTACAGGCGATAAAACACCTGAACAGCAACGACTTGAACGCTTTTCTGATTGGTAATAATCACTAAGAAAGAAAAATAAAAATGCAAAATTATGCAACTGATGTCTTAAACAAGATTGACGAACGATTTTACCTAGAGTCGAAAACGAACGCCATCATCAATAACGGTATCGAGATGGAGTTTTCTAACGGAAACAACGCCGTTACCATTTACGACATGGACGTGGCACCTGAAAACAACTATGTTCGTAGCGGTACTATGCGTTACGGTAACCTCGTTGAACTTGGTAACGGTGTGCAAACATTCGTACTCAGCCAAGACAAATCGTTCGCGATTTCGATTGACCGTGGTAACCGTGAAGATAGCAAAATGGTTCCAGAAATTGACAAGGCCGTTAAACGCCAAGTCCGTGAAGTATCTATTCCAGTAACAGATATTTACCGTCTTTCTGTTCTTACCTCTTACGCTGTTGCAAACAGCCAGGTTACAACAGCTGCATTGTCGGCATCGAACGTATTCCAGGGTATTCTTGCTGAACGTGCGTCACTCATTAACAGCCTAGTGAACTTAGACGACATTGTTGTTTACATCGAACCACTTACAGAAACGTACCTATGGCGCGATCCTGAATTTAAGGTTGCTTGTGACAAGACTAAAGAAGACCGCGCTACTGGTGTAATCGGAACAGTTATGGGTATGACTATTGTTGTTGTTCCTTCAAGCTACGTTATTGCTAACTTTGGCTTTATGCTTGTTAGTAAAAAAGTACTTGCCGCTCCTACTAAATTTAACGAGATTAAAACTGGTGATGGATTCCCATTCGGTATCTCTGGTATGGTTGCCTTCGGTCGCCGTTACTACGATGCATTCGTTACTAAAAACAAGGGTGTTGCCATCCGCGTTCGTAAGATCGCCTAATAGGTAAGGAAACAAATATATGTCATATGATCTAGAAAATTTAAAGAAAAATCGTGGTGGTGCAACCCTAGAAGTCCCCGAGAAGGAAGTTTCACCAGCGGGTCTTTACAAACACCCAGATAGCGGAGAGGAACTTATTACTAAGGATCACCCACTATTTGGAAACGCTCAGTCTGAGGGCGCTGTTCGTGCAGGCTTTGAGTATGTAAGGGCAGTAGATACTAGCGAAGTTAAGTCAATTGTTGAGCAAGTACTTGAGAGCAAAGTTGCTGCAAGTGACGACCTACGTGGGCTGTCTGCTCGTCTTCGTGAGCTTGAAGATACGAAAAAAGTTAATGAAGCAGAGCGTAATGAGCTTGAACAACTTCGTGCTGAAAAAGCACACCGCGAGGCACAACCTGAAGTAACTCAGTCTGCGGACTTAGCTAAAGAGGCTGGTGCTGATAAAGCTGAAACGCTTGTAAAAACTAATGGCCCTGCAACTGACGCAAAAGCCGGTACTGATGTTGCCGGCGAAGTCAAAGTAGACGCTAAAAAGAAAGAGAGTAAATAATGGCTAACTCAACTACCCTTTATAAGCTACCTGACGGTCGTCAAGCTGTGGACGTAACCGAGGCTAAAACCCTTGCGATTACTGACCAAGGTATTGTACAGGTCGTAAAGACAGATGCAATTCTTGTAACACTTCCAGCAACAGTTGTAGGTTATACATTCACTGTTCGTAACGGTGGTGTCAAACCAACAGGTTCGCCAACAGGTGCGGGTACAAATAAATCAGTTCTTGTGGCTATTTCGCCCAACTCTGCTGACTTGATCGCGGGTGGGCAAATTACAGCAGCCGATGATAAAGACTTGCTCAACACAAAAATCACCTCCGAAGTTGGTGATGAGGTTGAACTGGTTGGTAATGGTACCACAGGCTGGAACATTGTCCGTGAAAAAGGTACGTGGGTTCGCGAGACTTAGTTCACTAATTCAATAAGAAATTATCCCTCTTCACCGAGGGATTTTTCTTTGGTGGGTATGGTACAATTAAAAAAAGGACAAAAACAAAAACATGGCATCTAAAGGTCCAACAATGGAATTTAAGAGGGGTGACGACCTCACCCACTATTTTCAGTTACCAGAGGATTCTTGGGTAGAGGGCGGTGTACTATCGTTTGCTGCAAAGCCTAAAATTGACAATGATGACAGTGACGCGGCTGCTGTAATCGATAAGAGTTTTACCGATTCTGCGATTGTTACCGAAGATGATCCTGAATACCTCGCAGGATATGTGACTTACGCATTAGATTTCGTTCCCGATGACATTGTAAATGTTAGTTTTTCAGATGGTTCAAAAAGCAAGAAGTATCTTGGCGAGTTTCAATTAGTTTCTGCGCTTAATGTTATTGAAACGTTCCCCGCAGACGATGGTTATATTGAAACGATAATTTTCGCGGATGTAAAGAGGGCCGCGTAATGCCTACTTTTCAAGTACGATCTAATAAAGGCACTGTAGCCCGTATTCAGACAGCCCCTACGAGGGTTTTTAAAGTTACCGGAAGTGCGCGCGGGCCACGAGGTTTATCACCAGAAGCGCTTAACGCAATCGCTGGTTACGGTATCAGTATTACGGGTACCTTTCCAAATCTTACATTTTCAGCAACAGGTAGTTATACCGTGCTTAACGTACACGATTATGGTGCAGTGGGAGATGGCATCGCTGATGACACTAATGCGATTAGAGCTGCTATTGTGGACGCACACGCAAACAATGGTTCAGTAGTATTCTTCCCTAAAGGACTTTACATTATTACAGATACCCTCAACCTTTTAGAGAAGGTATCTTTAGTTGGAGTAGGGTCTGGTTCGTCACTTATTCAACAGCTTACCGATGATATTAACACGCTAGAGATGATCGGTACTGGTGTAGTTGCGGCCGAATCTTCGATTGTCTCACTCGGATTTATCGGGACAGGTTCAGGCACGGGTGACGGTATTCACATTGCCGGTGAACCTCTTGCATACGTTTCTTTAACAGATGTTTCTTCGCAACAATTTGGTGGTACTGGTGTTTATCTTGGGGGGGCAATCGTCTCTCGTTTGGAACGCGTATTAGCAACTAGCAACTTACAGCATGGTATCTGGATTGATGGTACCGACTCGTTTGTTACTAGTGTGGCTCTCATAGCCTGTTACGGCAACAACAACAACATGGCCGGTATCTTTATCAAAAAAGCCACCTACGTGCAGCTGAGCGGTTGTGCGAGTGACTCAAACGGTATTGGATATTACTTCCTATCTGTCTTTGGCTTGTCGGTTAATGGTTCTGGTGCGGAAAGTAGTCAAAGTCACGGAGTAGCTGACTATACGGGTATTTCCTTCAAGATTGAAGGCGATGTTGTGTTTGGTGCAAACGCTATAGAAATGGCTGGGTGTTACTCCTATGACACCCATGACTTAGGGTTTCTTGTAACGGGTACTGCGCTGGGTGTTTCTCTTATTTCTTGTATGGATAATCAAGCACACGCTGGTGCAACTGCTTCAATTCAGACTGATGTTGGAACTTCAGTCTCTTTGGTGGGTTGTACCTTTACGAGTGCTAAAGTATATAACGGTTCAGTAGTCACACTAAACGATGATTCTGGCGTCTCAACAATTCCAAACCTCTTTAATACTACAATTCAAACTCAGGCGATTCGTAACACAGATAACAAAAATGCGCTTACTGTTGAATCTAATGCGACTGCGGTAAATAATTTACGGTTACGTCCTGCTAGTACGGGACAGGCGGTAACGCTTACAGCTGAAGGTACGGACACGGATATATACTTCAATCTTGTTTCAAAAGGTGCCGGCACAATTCGCGCTAATGGTGTTGATGTAAAGCGCGATACGATGACTACAAATAAGTTACTCGGTCGCGGTACCGCAGGCACAGGAGCCATTGAGGAGTTGACTCTTGGCACTGGGCTCTCTATTGTTGGTACAACTCTTAATGCAGCCGCGTCACTGTCATCTATATCGCGCACTGTGGTAGTGACAAGCGGCAATGTGACTGCTGGTGCAGCGGCCAATACTGATTACGTGTACATCATCTCTGGTGCACATACAGTCACTTTGCCAACATGTGTGAGTAATACAAATCTTTATACATTAAAAAACTCACATACTGTCAACGTATCTTTGGCTTTTACTTCGTCTCAAACTGCGGATGGTGGCGGAATTACGTTAGCGCCTAGTGAATCAGTTAGTCTAATCTCAAATAACACAGAATGGAAAATAGTATAATGGCATATACACCAAAAAATGCAAATGGTCAAGCAACAAGCGCGAACTCAGCGCCAGTTGTTTTGGCGAGCGATCAGTCAACCGTACCAGTATCAAACACCGCTGGCGCAACTACTGCAAACCAAACCAACGGAACCCAACAAACAAAGCTCACTGACGGTACCAACATAGCAAACGTCCTTAAATCAGATGGTACAGCAGTAGGCCAAAATAGCCAGTTAGTAGCAAGAGCGTTTATGGAGAAAACTGGTAGTATTGCTGCGGTCGGGACAATTATCGCATCGTTTGATGTGTCTAACTACAGTTCGGTATCTTTACAATTATCAGGGTTTGGTAGTGCAACTGCAAATATACAGTTTTCTAATGATAATGTTATTTTCGTGACCTCTCCTCTATTTAACTCAAACGGTCAAGGAATTTCGTCAACAAATATATCCAGTAGTGGTATTTTCACTGGTGGTACATACGGTCGATATATGAAAGTAATAACATCGGCCTGGACTTCAGGGACGATTGTTGCTACAGCTGAACTATACTCTATTCCACCTACTGAGTTATCTCAGTCTGTTAATGCCTCCCAAACAGGTACCTGGACAGTTGGCGCTAACTCAGCTACCGGGTCAACGTCACCAACTAACGCTTTTTATGTAGGCGGTACTAATAGTACTGGTGTTCTTGCTGGCTTTATTACCGCTGGTCGGCTAGCTACAGCAGGTGGTAATAACAACCCTGGAGACACTAGTCTTAGCACAGGTATAATTGCACAATATCTTTCCTCTCCACCTAGCATGACAACAGGCAACTTTAGTAATTTACAGGTTGATGCTATAGCCAACCTTAAAGTAACTTTGCGTGACGCCGCTGGTAACGCGCGAGGGCTTAACATTGATGCAAACAACAATATTACATCAAACATGTCACTGAGTGGTACAGCCGTTAAGGACATTACACAATTCGGTGACGGTGTGACCACGGGTATCGTAGCCACTGGGCAAGAATACTACCGCCCCGACACAGCTGATTATGCGCGTTGGCGAGGTTACATGCCTTTTCTTTCTTCAACGAAAACCGCTGATGGTCAAGTTAAGGCAACGGCTGGATTTCTTCATACCGTAACTGTGACCGCTACTAGCGCAACGCCAGTTGCAGGACTACTCACTATTTACGATAATACGGCTGAGTCGGGCACAGTACTCCACTCAGAGTGGCTTACAACATCCATAACGCCTCATACTGTTACTCTTGATACTGTAGCCGGTACAGGTATCTATGTAGGTTTTGATGCAACACTAACAGGTGTTCGCGTTACTTGTTCTTACATCTGATATACTTAAAATAAATAAAGGAAAACAAACAGATGACGCTTGAACAAATTATTGCATCAGTTCGCCGCTTACTTCAGGACGATGAGTATGACGCTACTGTTATTACAGAGGCGGCTAACTGGTTTGTTTACGAGCTATTCAATAACAACCATACGCGCCTTATGGAGACAAGCACCACGCTTGATGGTGCACTTAACGATACTCTTGTTGACTTTCCCGATGACATGCTTGCTTGGGTAACTATTTACCTTACTATTCCCCAGGTTTACGATTTAAAACATTCGTATCAGGATTATGGTGATTTCATGGCATCTCACGCTAACTTTGCAACGGCAAGTTCTGGTCAAGCGCGTGACTGGACTGACTTCGGAAACGCTATGCGTTTTGCACAGCCGCTTAACGGATCGCATACTTTTAACCTAGATTATATTCGTGAGCCCGTTCCCATGGAAGAACTTACAGATGACTGTGAAGTGCCTGGTCGCTACATCGAACTTGTTGCAAAGGGTACGAAGGCACGAGTTATGGAGATTGATGAAGACTATGCAGAGGCCGCACAGGAGCGTACGCTGCTCGATCCACTAGTAACTACATTTATTCGTAACGAAGCCCGTGGCGGTGGCAAAACGAAGCCTACAGTGATACGCACGAACCGTGGCTACAGCGGCCGTAGCAGATACATAGGGGAATAATATGAGAAGTGGACAAACACCCGCTCGCTCCAAAATCTTAGCTAGCTCAAATCCTTTAAAGGATGAGGTTTACGATCTTAAAGGTCTTAATTTGGTGGCACCCGATCAGGTTATGCCTGATGGTGAGACTGGATTTACAATTAACTCACGGCGTTTTGCAGATAATGAAAGTGAAACAAGTGTTGCTATGCGTACAAGGCAGGGCTCTATTCGTTTTTCAACACCTGTCGGAGAAATACTCGATACTCAAAATACTGAAACCATCACTGGCGATACTTTGGTGGACACGGAACGAATTGTAGCCATCCCTTTTACTGCTGGAACATCAGGAGCGCTTACTAAATACGACCTTACGATTAAGAAATCTCTTAACACTCGTGGCGCGGTAATTATTGAGATTTACACAAGTAGGTTGGGACTTCCGAATACGCTAATTGGTCAAACTTCTATAGCCCCCTCGCTTATTACTGGCTCATACTTAAGTGTGGCTTCGTATCTTATCGATGCCCCGGCAATTGAAGAGGATGAAGAGTACTGGGCGGTTGTAAAAATGCAGGAACTTGGAGTTGGCTCGTATAATCTAGCCGCTACCGCTGGCTCTGGTATTCAGGTGAGTAGTGATGACCAAAAAACCTGGACATTTTACACTGGTTCGGCTCGTTTTAAGACTTATACTTCTGAAGATGGGTTAGTAAAAGGGTTCACAAAACGTTACCCACAGAGCGGTGACAATATTACCCTGTTCGGACTCGGTACCAGTATCTATAAGCTACCTGACAATCCTGCGATACCCGAAGTGCTCGACACCATAAGTGTTGACTCAACACGCGTTCGCTTTACTAATGTTGATGACTGGACTTTTTGGGCCGATAGTGAGGGGAATGCACGCCGCTGGAATGGTACAGATGCTCCAAGCGATATACCAAATGTTCCACCGGATAATGGTGTTCCTAACAATCTTTTAGTGCTTGAGAATCGTCTTTTGGTGGTTCCAAAGGATGATCCAACGCGTGTTGATTTTTCTGCACTCTTTGACTGGGAAACTTGGCCCGAGGTTAATTTCTTCTATATTGGTCGTCCAAAGTCGCCAGATCACATCACTGCTTGGCACGAGTTTCGACAGGGTGCTACGGTATTCACCAAAGAAATGAAGTATACGCTGCTTGGTAGTGACATTCAAACATTCGAACCAACTCCACACGTAGGTACGAAGGGTGCTGTATCACAGGAAGCAACAGCACGAGGTAAAGAGGCCATTTATTTTATGGCGGATGACCGTCATATTTACTCCTGGAATGGTTCCGTTGACAAGCAAATTTCCTTTAAAGTTGGGCCTGAGCTTCGTAAAATTCTTGATGTTGATAAGGTGAGGCTTCATTTATATAAGAACCAGTTGAGGATTTACTATAACAAGACACCAAATGTCGATGTAACTTACATGCTTCTTTATGATATAGAGCAGGATCAGTGGTTCCGCGATACTGGTCGGCCTGTCATGGGCTCCATGGAGTGGACGTTTGATGAAAACCAATTAGTCGAATTTAGCTCACGAGCCGGAGCACTTTATTTTGGTGAAGAAACTTACTCTGACATGGGAAAGGCTATTGACTTTAAATATCACACAGTACGGAAGCTCTATGGTTCAGGTGCATCTAAAAAACGTGTAAAACGTTTTCGTCCTGTTGTGCGACCTACAGAATCTAGTTACTACTTAAGCGTAGGCAAGGACATGGATTATCAGGATCGTCCTAATATGCGTCCTTGGCTTGTAGATGGTGGTGGAGCTAAATGGGGCACCTTTAACTGGGGAGACGGCACCAAATATGGTAGCAGCAACCTAGTCGATAATACCGCTGCTATGAGTGGTCGTGGACGGCATATTCAGTACCGCTTTGAACACAACGGCATAGATCAGCCTGTAAACTTATACGGCTATATTGCGCTTATTAAAGTAGGGCGTCCCCGCTGATGGGTGATGATGCAGCTGGCCTTGCTTTACTTGGTATAGTAAACAAAAGTGGGCAAATACCGGAGTTACCGCAAACAGCGACTAAAGCTGAGTACATTATTGCGTTGAATAAACTTATTCGATCACACAATGAACAACTTGTTTGTACAGTTTACTCAGATACCAAGACTAATCGGATGATCGTTGGCTACCAATTAGATGGCTGGGGTAGTGGGAAAAACTATGGCATTAAAATATCCAAAGAAGATTACGATGTCCTAACCACTGCTGACGCTAACTTACTATTTAAGTTAGCCTACTAATGTGGCATAATTAAGAAAACAAGGAAAAACAAAAATGCAACCCCAAGTACGTGATCTAAACGGCCTTATCGCTACCCTCACACAAGGAGCACAGGGACAATTTAATCAAATTGATTCTGACATTGCTGCTAACGACAAAGCTGGTACCGCACAGGTTGCCGGGCTTGATGCTAAGAAAACTCGTGCCTTTGGTGATATAGAACAAGGCGCACAAAATAAGGGTATGTTCTTTTCTGGGTTCTCACCAGATTCACAAGCACGTTATACCGCAGACACCTACCTCCCTGCCTTGGCGCAGTTGCAACAAACGATTGCAGGCACACGTTCGCAGCTACTTGGTAAGAAAGCTGATATTAATGCCAACCTATTTGATAAGGCATTTGCCACTCAAGAGGGTGACCGTTCGGTTCTAAATGACTGGAACAAGATGACAGCGCAGCAACAATTTGAGGCATCTCAAGCAGATAAGCAACGTGCCTTTGAGGCCCAACAAAATTTAATGGCCGCCCGTAGTTCGGGCGGAGGTTCAGCAAAAGCTCCAACAGCGGCACAAACAAAAGCAGCTGCGCTTTCTGACCTACAATCTGATATTGCCGGAGCCTTTAATAGTTTTAGCCCGCAAGACTTTAAGAGTGGTAAAACTGAAAAGGTGCTTGCTCAGCTTCAGAACGCTTACGCAGGCGATGTCGATCCTAAAACTATTTCTACATACCTTTACCAATACCGTAAAAACGCATACGGAAGCTAATCATGGGAAGACTATATAACGCCGATGGTAGTCAAGTTGCTGCTTCTGCTAACGGTGGGGGCGGTCGCTTAAATTTGGAGGAGCTTAATCGGTCTTTTAATGAAGATCAGAAAAAGAAAAAACAAGCTCCAAAGGCTGCACCAAAAAAGAAGAAAAAAGAAACTAACCCATTGCTCGATGTTATTGGTGCTATTGGTGGTGCTGCCAAGGCTGTCGGAGAAGGCGTAGCAGCTGGGTATAAACGTACAGGTGAAGGTGTAGCAGAAGTTATTAACGAAGCTACGGGTGGTGCCCAGAAAGCCCGTGACGTACAGGCTAAGTCTGATGCTGAAGACGTTAAAACCATTAAGACTCTTGGTGAAAAAATGCGTGCATCGAAAGATAATAAAGAGCGAGAACGTTACCGTACAGCTATTAGTAAAATTAGCAAAATTAGCTCACAACAGTCAAATGACTTTAGTAAACGACAAAGTGAAATTGCAGAACGCGTAGACCCTGCAAAAGGTGCTGGTGCTATTGCTTCAATTGGTCTAGATGTTGTTACTGGTGGTGCCGGCGGAGCAGCTCTACGTGCAGGTTCTACCGCGCTTAAAACGGGTAGGCTTGCCAAGGGTGTTATTCCTACTGTTAGTGAATTGGCGAAACAGACTAGTAAGCTAACAGGTAAAGAAGCCTTAAAGAAAGTTGGTGTTGAGTCGGCAAAAGGTGCCGGCATCGGTGCAGGGTATGGAGCCGCCGGTACGCTACAAAATAAAGGTAGCGAATCCACCTTTGAAGAGTTTCAAAACAATATTGCAGCAGGAGCAGCATTAGGTGGTGCTATTCCTGTTCTTGGTCGTGGCGCGAAAGTCGTAAAGAATGCTAAGCCTCTTCAGAAAGTTGATAGCCTTATAGCCGATGCTGCGCGTAAGGCTACTACAGCAGTTGGCAAGACAAAGGCTGGCAAGTTTGTAGGAGATGTGACTGAAAAAGTTCAGGTAGCTATGGGCGAGAGCTTAGCGCCCGTAATGCGTGACTTTAAAGGTTTGGTGGATAAAGATGGTCGTAAAGTCACAGAAAATGTACGTCTACTTGATAGCAATGTTGTCAACTCTTCTTCTATTGCTCAAGCTCGGTTAAAAGAAAATCCAGCCTGGAATGACTTGGCTAACTTATTTGAACCAGCTACCACGAAACCCGGTTCGCTTAGGGCCGCTCGGAAAGAAAAAGAAGAGCTTGGTAAATTTATTAGTGCGAAACAAGAAGCAATAAATACTAATAAGTTGAAACCAAAATCACAGGTAGAAGTTCCAGTCGGCACACCAAAGCAAGAAAAAGCGTATGAGTTACTTAATAAAGCTACAAAAGATGACGTGCAATATGCGTTTGATAATGATCTTATTACGAAGTCAAATTATAAGAAATATATGGCTGATGATAATTACACTCGCGTGCAACGTGACATGGGTGATGATTTAGCTTCTCGTAGTAATTTTAAAGGTGTAGGTGGTGCAAATGGTAGTATATCGAGTAACAGTTTTCAACAACGTCTCACGGGCTCTAAAAAAGATGCCCTTGATCCTTTTGCTGCTCATTATGACTGGACAAATAAAGTTACTCGTGAAGCACAGCGCCAAAAACTTTCAAACTATATTGTTACGAAACGACAAGAAAACGGGCTAGGAAAAGGCTTTTTACGTGAAGCTGATCGTGTTGAGACAAGGCAACAGGCAGTCGGTGAAGCCAATCAGTTACGCGTACTTCGCAAAGGACTAGATAAGGCTGTAAAGTCTGAAACAAAGTACGGTAAGCGGCTGGAACAAGAACTTAACAGTCTTTCCAAAAGAGGTAAGGATCTTAGTATTAAAAATGCTGGTAGCTCTAAACTCCCTCGGCCACGGTCTGGCCCAAAGGCGCATATAGATTCTTTAGTAAAAACCAGTACTGCCGACCTTACGCGTATTCGTAATAAGGTGGCGAAACGGGAACCAAAGTTAGCGGCCCATATTGATAATTTGGTGAGTCTTAAAAATTCACACGAAGTGGCCCGTAAGGCAGTTAAGGAACTTACTGATTTGGCGCGTGCTAACGGCGACCAGCGACTCACTAACAAATCCACAATTAAGACGTTTACACGCGGCATTAAAGAAGTGTATGAAGACGAACCTCGTATCGTGGATGCCATTAATAAAGTTGGACGCGTAGATTTACATGCGCTTGTTAGGTTCGCCCAGGCACCATCTAAGGCGGTGCAGCGAACAGCGACCTCCCTTAACTTTGTTTTCTCGGCCGCTAACCCAGTTCGTGACCAGGTAAGCTCGTTTGTAAACTCTAAAAACGCAATGGCGACTCACAACCCTATATCATTTATGTTGGGTATTAAGGAAGCAGTAGCAAAGCCTGCTGCAAAGGCGGCGCTGCGGACCGTGGGGCTGCGTAAGGCTGCTGATAAGGTGCTTAACCCTACCAAAGAGTACGAACAGTTCCTCAAGTACATTAAGGGCTCTACACGCACCGATATAACGCGTGAGATGAAGAAAACGGCTCGTGCCGCGAATGAATCTCTAGGCTTAAAGAATGAAAAGTTTATTGGTAAGTTAGAAAATATTAACTCAGCTACGGAAAATTCAACACGTTTCCAAAACTACATTGGTACACTTCGTAGTGAAGTTAAAAAGGGCACACCCTATGAGACAGCCGTAAAAAATGCAGTTCAGGCTGGCCGTGAGAACTCGGTTGACTTCTCACGTTCAGGTGACTTTGCCCCATTTATGAAAATCTTTAATCCGTTTATTAATGCGAACATCCAAGGCTCACGTTCTTTGGTGCGTGCTTTTGCAGAACGACCTTTAGCTACCTCAATGAAGGTAGGGTCGGCTGTACTTATGCCAGTTGCCGCCTCCACTTACTACAACCTAAGTGACCCAAAGCGTTCACTTATTTACAGTCAACTAAGCGATGCAGACCGTGATAACAATTTAGTTTTCATCCACGAAGACGGCACGGTTACTAAAATTCCTCTCGCACCAGGTATTAAGGAATTTGGGGTGCCGGTTAGAAATCTAATCGAAGCTGAATACGGTCGTGGTGATCCTCAAAGTTTTGCTGCTACCGCGAAGTCTATTTTTGCTGACTCAGTGAATCCACTTAACCTTGGTGACCTTATCCCAACGGCTGCAAAACCAGTAGTTGAAGGTATTACAAATCACAGCTTTTTTACAGGAAAAGAGATTGTTCCTGAGTACTTAAAAGATAAAGACCCAAATGAGCAAGTGTTCAAAGGTACTAGCCAGAGTTATCGTGACATTGCAAAACAATTTGGCATTTCTCCACTTATCGCCAAAAATGTTATTAGCGGCTATACAACTTCAGTTGGTGAACAGGGTGTATCTCTATTTGACCAGTTGCGTAAAGCTGGTGGGCAAGATGTAGTTACCGATAAACGTAACACTCTGCAACAATTAGCCGGTAAATTCTATGAAGATAAACCAGATCAAAATGCAGCAGCTAACCGTGTCTTCTTTGATGCGTACGACCCTGTAAAAGCGCGTAAAGATCGTACTTCTAAGGAGGTCACTTCTTTGGTGAAGGACGGTAAGTTACAGCAAGCAAAACGTATTGCTTCAGAGTTTAATGAGTCTGTAGCTGGATCATTTACTAAGTTCAAGTCTGACTACAGCAGCAACAGTGACATAGAGCAAGACCCTATGTGGAGTGACATGTTAGACGACTTACAGATAAAAACTAGTGATAGAGCCTTTAAAGCGCGTTTAAAGCAATAATTTGATATACTAAAAACAAAATAAAGGAAAACAAACAGTGCCGCTATCTCTACTTGAAAGGTTAAAGTCAAATCTCTTGAAAAAAGGAGATTGTTGGATTTGGCAGGGTGCCGTAACAAACGGTGGCTACGGATCAGTCTCAGTCATCGGCCAAAAAGGTAAACCCGCTCACCGCGCCATGTACGAAGTACTGGTGGGTGTCATACCAAGTGGAAAAGAATTAGATCACTTGTGTCGTGTTAAACTATGTGTGAACCCACAGCACTTAGAGGTTGTTACTAAAACAGAAAATATGAGGCGCAGACCCGCAACAAAACTGACTGTGGATGCAGTAAAGTTTATTCGTCAATCAAAACTAAAACAAAAGGAATTAGCTGAAATGTTTGGTGTAAATAGTTCACAAATTAGTCGCGTTATTGGACAAAAACGCTGGAAGGTGTTATAGTAATGCCGCTAATAAACCCCGACCTACCTGAAGATGGTGAAAGTGCAGACGCAGCAGACATTTCACAACCGTTTCTTGATCTATTAGCCGTATTTAACGGCCATATTGGAGCTGATAACTTAGAGCCCGGTACGCTAATTACTAGCTCTATTGGTAATAACGCGGTAACAACACCAAAAATTGCTGATGGTGCGGTAACGCGAGCAAAGCTAGAAAAACCACACTATAACAAGCTTATGTGGTCAACTACAGGTATTGCAAGTGGACAGGTTGTAGGATTGCAAACTACTGCAAATTTTGATGCCTACGATACTACTAATGGGTATGGTATTACCGCTACTACCGGTACAGCTGCATACCTTACTATTGCGAGAGACGGCATCTATAGAATAGAGGCCAGGGCAGTTGTTCAAGATCTTAGCGGGGGCATACCTAAAGCAGTAATTCTATGGCATAGATTTAGTTACGATAACGGTGGTTTTTATCATATTCTTAGACATGAAGCAGTGAATATGTCGGGGCAGGGAGAGTCAACTTCTCGCGTAGTAACTACTTTCTTGCCAGCAGATACTCGGGTTGGTTTAGAGTGGTATGCCTTTCCTGCGTCCTTCCGTTTTGGCGCACCGGACTCTGGTGGTAGCCTTACCGATTATCAAGCCCGAGCTACTTTGGGTAGCTGCTTATCGATAACAGAAGTACGTTAGGCGATATAATATGGATATAGTTGGGACTCTCATTTCACAAGGCGGGTTTGGACTGATTGCAGCAGTATTTCTTTGGCTATTTTTACAGGAACGCAAAGAGCACAGAGAAGATCGTAAAATAGATCAAGCACTTATAGCAGCTTTACAAGACGCTCGATTGGTAGATACTAAAGAGGTAAGTTCTTCTTTAAAAGGTGTACTTGAAGGTAATGCTAGTTCAATGCGTATACTCAGCGAAAAAATAGAAATAGTAAAAAATGGAGCTAAAAAGTAATGTTCTGGCTTAGGCGTAAATGCAAGACAGCTCAAAAAGATCGGCTTAAACAGGCGGATCACGCAGCTATTGAAATTGTTACGCATAAAGATGCTACAGACAAACTTTTTAAAGAAACTAAAGCAGCCAATGACAAGCTCCAAGACCTACTTACTAAGAATGGCTTTACTGTTAAAATATATATAGCCGCTGGTGGCAAAACAAAAACAAACAATACAAGGAAAACAGCATGATTCCACTAAAGTTACTGGCTTTTGTATTACTCGTAATGCACATAGCTTCTGCGGTATATATATTTACTGTGCTAAGGAAGCAGGCGCGGCTACTTATGTTACCTATTGATACATACTTGAAACATTTTCGTATGGCGCTCTTTGCGTTGTCTGCTGCTATTTTCGTAGGAAATATTATACCGATTGTAATTGACGTTCTGACGCTTCTTGTACCAATAAACCGTCCAGTATCAGTTTCGTTTGTTAGCCTCGCTTATGCGCTATCTAACGCTCTTACAGCACTAGTTTCTGCTTACTTAATCCATATGCTATACCGTCTAGCTGCTAACGAAAAGCAGATAACCGATTACACGCAACATTCGCTTGAAACGGAACTAAAAACAAGTCAAGGAAAAGAGAAGTAAATATGTCATATCACATGGAGACAAACAAAGATTCAAAAGCTTATACTCCTGCCGGCCAATCCGCAGCTGTATTCGGCATGGCACGCGTTATTGAAGGGATCACAATCCATTGGTGGGGTGACCCAAATCAAAACCCACAATTTGATAGTATTGTAAACTATCTCTGCCGCGATGGTGGTAATACATCGGCACATTATATTGCAACTGGTACTGGTCGCCGTGTCGCCTGTATTGTTGCCCCTACAGACGTTGCCTGGCATTCAGGAAGCGCGTGGGGTAATGCACGTAGGCTACATCGTAATCTTGATCCGCGTGCGCGTGACGAAGATTACGATGTAGCCGCAGAGCTTATTGCAGATATTCGGTCTGCTTTTGGTGATGTACCAATCTACTGGCATAGTTACTTTGTTTCGACAAGCTGCCCAGGCGTATGGAACCCTGAGCGCTTAGACGCTTTAAGTTACACAAAGTTCAGTGCACCAATTAACTGGGGAGAAGGTGGTGATATTAATCCTAAAACGCCACCACCAGTTGTTGTACCTCCTGTTGTGACACCACCCACCACTGATCCTAAGCCAAGTCTCTATCGTCTTTTGGTGGACGGTAAACAGGTTGCTGCTTATTCCACAGATGTTAATGCCTTCAGAGGGTACGTACAACGTGGAAAGACTGGTGTTATCAAGCTGGACGGTAAAGACGTTACCGCAGAATTACTAGCGAAATTCACTACAGCTTCACCAACAACTCAAGACCCAACGGGCAATCCGCTACCTGATACGGGCGCACCAATTACAGATAAACATGACTACTCGGAAGAGAATAATAGTTTACTGAAACAAATATTAACACTTTTGCAAGGATTGATTGCAAAGATTACAGGAATATTTAAATAATGGCAACTTCATATAATCAACCAACGTCACAGCCAACCGCTAAGGTAGCCGCAGCTGGTATAGGTGGTTCTATCACTATTATCATCGTATACTTGGTGCAGACACTATTTAATACTGAAATACCCCCAGAGGTCGCGTCTGCACTTACAGCGCTTATCGCCTTCCTCAGTGGTTACTTCGTAAGGGAGAAAAAATAATGGTTGGAACAATTGTACTTGCACTTGTGATTGGGCTACTCGTAGCGCTTATCGGAATGATATTTGATAAAACACCTGATAACCGTTTCGCGTGGGCTGCTGGTGGAGTCACCGCACTTACCATCGTTCTTGTACACATAGTTTAAACAAAATAAAAAGAAGCCCCGTGGGAATACTGCCAGGCTTCTTTTTTGTTTGTTTTTACAAGTACAGGAACATGTTTGTTTGATCGAACTATACTATACTTTCTATATTAAAAATAGATGTGTAGCCGTGGTATATAAGAGTCTTTTTTACAATGTCTGCGGCCCCTCTTTGGATCAAGCTGAAAAGCCTTCTTTTTGCGTAGCGGCCCACCAAATCGACCATTCTCTTTTTGGTGCGGAGGACACCTTGTACAGTCCAAGTCCTTCTCACGCTTCTTTAGTCTATAAACGCGTGAGTTATCCGTTATATCAAAATCACTACGCCGATGCATAGTGAACTCCTGTATGATTCTGCCCTCGGAAAAGCGTTCGGAGTGACGCTATTCCTTGCCTAATGGTTCGGGTTAATTGAGTGCAAAACTATTATAACAGGTGTAAAATGGAATAGACACTAATTGGAGAATACTATGTCCCACGAACATACTAATTTATTCAAACTAATTCGACTAGTTACCCTTGCAGTAGGCGTTGGTTATACCGTAGGAGTGCTGTTCGCACCGCGTAGCGGCACAGACACGCGGCAACTGCTTGCTAAAAGAATTAAAGAAAAAAAGCTCCCGGAATAGGGGGCTTCTTTAATACTGAAATAATTTTAGGAGTAGAGAGACTGAATCGAACAGTCGTTCTCGGGAAACCCGAGGTGTTAACCACTACACTATCTCTACATATGGTTGCATTGACAAGATTTGAACTTGCGGCCTGAACGTTATGAGCGTTCCGAGCTGACCTGGTTGCTCCACAATGCTGGTTAAAATAGTATCTTAATCACGCACCAAAATCAACAGTGGGCAGGATTTACTAAGTAGGGAGGGTATAGGAACTACAAACACCTGACGATAATCCTATTAGAGATGGTAACTAGTCATCACAAGGCTTATCTCCCACTGTTGATTTTGGTGCGCGGACTGATAATGAGGCGACAGGGGAGGAAAGTTCTCTGTCTTCTCGACCTAAAATGCTGCGCTGGCATCTATTGTAGGTAGGCTTGTCTACTTGCTCGGCATTCGGGATTGAACATAACTAGTATAAAGTTCTTTCCGTATTCCTCCGCCAACGCCTCATTATCAGCTAAATTGTTAAGTTACTTTCGTACGGTCTTTTTCTTCACCACGTTTGCTTTACCTTGGTTGATAGTGATCTGGTGGCGTGACGGTAATTCGGTCATAGGTACTTCATCGTATTCAGCAGACTCACCAAGCATAAGAATGGCATCTAGGCGAATATCGTAGGCTGTACCAAGAAGTTTAAAGTCGTCTGGAATGCCATCAACTAGGTACGTTTTTTTGGCGAATGTAAGCCCTTTGGTGAAGAGGCTGGCAAATTCTGAAGGGCTCACCATAAGTACGCGGCGGCGTGCCATAGGCACTTCTTTAATTTTCTCTATATCCTCTTTGTTCGTTTCCTCGTTCATGTAAAATTATCCTTCCAGTATCGGTATTAGTCCAGTATTTACGTGAGTGTACATCGTATATATATGCATCGTCAATTTCCATGGCATCCATGAAAGCTTTTAAGTAGTTGTCAATATCCGGTTTTACTTGATGTGGCATATTTAGCATTAACGCCTTTTCTTTCTTCGACCAAGACTTTGGCATTGGTACGAGAAAGACTATATCAAAACACGGATCAAGTTTTCCCCTCACATTGGCCCGTAAATCGTCTTTAAAGGCTCTGTAGCGCATTACGGCGGGTCGTTGCTTCCATACATCAGAACGGGTCATACGCGGCTTAGGAACGGGCGCTACGGGTATTGTTATCCAATTACTCATCTTCCATGCACCGTTTTGTGACAACCTCTTGAAAGCCAAACTAGGTTACTATGTACATAATAAAGCTTTGGAGCGACCTCGCGTGCAACCACATGGTGTAGATCAAGTTCAGGTGCTCCAAGTCTACAGCGAGGCAAGCTGACTTTCCAATCCTGGCAATATAGTAGTCCCTCTTCATCTCGGTCATTTTTTGCCTTTTGGTCGCGAAATGCTTTCCACTCGTCTTGCTTCTTTCCGTGCTTTTTCAGAGGTTTTCTTTGTAAAAAAGACGAACTCCGTTTTACCAGCCCGGTTCGTGGTAATGAATGGAAGGTCACGACCCGCTTTTAGTTCTTTCAGCTTCACGTTGCCGTTGACTCTGAGCCACTTGATGCGCCGCCACGCCCTTTTGACTAATGGCCCTAAGCTCTTCAATCCTGCCCTCGTTCTTAAGTTTGCGGAAGTACCCACCTTTGTTAGCCGCGTTGCCAAGTTTCCCCATTTTCCTGAAAGCATCTACATCCTTCTGTTTTCTAGTAATTGCACCTTTTTTTTGGCCTTCACTATTTCCCGCCATGTTTGTTTTTCTCCTTAAAATGAATCTGTAACTGACTGTATAAACGCATCCATCACTTTATTATAATAGGGCGTAAATGTATCTTTGGTGCCTCCGCTATGCATGTGTTTTGCAAAAAGAGCATTACGCAGTTGCACTGATTGACTCTTTTGACCTTCAACTTTGGTGTTGCCTACGGGCATTTCGTTACCCGTAAACTCATCCATTTTAAAGGCTAGCCAGCCGTTTTGTTTCCAATATTGATCCATAAGTAGGTATTCGTCACTATCAATTGTTTCCATAGTATGAAAGGTGATAGTGACGGAACCGTCTTTAACTCTACTTGTCTTCGTTAACTGTGCTGGTACTAGTAGAGTCTTCACAATACTACTCCGCTACTTTGTTACGAAGCATCAAGAAACCGTTGTTCTTATTCTCAGCGACTTCTTTAGTTTCAGGTACGTCACAGACAACGCCTTTGCTTGTCTCTGGGTCTTTTGCAAAGAAGTATAGTGGAATTACTTTTCCACCACGAAGTGTCACATCAGTTGTTTTAAGGTAGTACGTTACGCCTTTTGAGTTGGTGTGCTGGTAAGCCATTATTTTGTCTCCGTTATTTTAAATTTATGTACCATGTTCTCTGCACCTGGAAATCCTGATTCATCAAGCCTATCAGCAATTTCTTCACCTTCCATAATGTTCTTTTTCTGAATAGAGTTAAGCGGAAGAGACTTAACGAACGCTTCAAGAATATCTTTATCCTGAAACTCTATGGTTGTGTGTGAGGTAAAAACATAGCCCATTAGAAAGGAAGTTCTGCTAACTCAATACCATCTTCGGTACCGTCATCAATTTTTGTAGGTGTTTTGCGCTCCTGTTTCTTTACTGGTGCAGCCGCAACGGCCTCTTCTTCAACTTCATCATCTTGTACTGTTTCAACTTCTTCCTCTTCAGAAGGCTTGTATGAGAAGTAGGTGCCAAGGTATGTTTGAAGTTCGTTATCTAACTCTTTCGCTTCATTATTGGTGGATTCTGAAACAGGTAGTCCCGCAAAAACAGGTACGAAGTATTTAGTTGCACCATTTGTCTCAGCTTTAATGTCTTCAAGCTTAATAGCAACTTTATATACATCCCACTTCTTGTTAAAGTCGATCCAAGCAGAGAGAGCGGCACCAGCTAGTTTAATGTGTCCAATAACTAGTTCGCCTTCATCATTCTTATAAGCAATGTAAACGCTCTTAGCGTACTTACCACCAATGCCTGCAAGCTCACCTTTGATTTCTTTGTAGACACCACGTAGCTTCAAGCCTTTACCTGTACGAACGGCAAGCGACTCTTTGCTCATATCACGTACTTCATTTGACCATACAGAAGATTGATCGCCCTTACTAAAACCTGTAATGGTATTTAGTTCGTCAAGCACCAAAAAGATAAAAGGTTTCTTTTTACTAAATGGTACATCAATTCGCTCTTCAGCTTCTTTATCGTAATAGCTAATTTTACCTTCACCACCACCCCATTGAAAGAAGCGAGTAGCAGGGTTCTTAGCTGTTGGTTTACTACGTGACATTATTTTTTACCCAATTCTTTTTTAAGTACATTTATCGTTACGGCAATAATGCCAACTGTTGTTATGCTAATGGTAGTAGCCCAAACCCAGCCTGATATTTTTAATCCATTCTCACTAGCAATGCCTAAGAGTATCAAAAATATTAACCATCTACCCATAGCTGCTATTTTTCCTCCTTATATAGCGCGGCCGCAGCAGCCTGTGCCTGCTTTTTGTTACCAAATGCCATCTTCTCTAGTTTACCAATTGGGTAAACACGTTCAAACCATTCAGCTTGGTACTCTACAAGAATATCGACTTCGTAGTAACCACTATCCGGCAATTCACAACCTTTAATTTCTTTGTAAAAAATATCAGTAACAGGAGAGTAGCGTTCACTATTTTTTTCATTTGATAGAATTGCGTCTGTTTCAAATGCTGGGTGATCTTTTACTACTCGGTAGTATTTTGTTGACATATTTTTCTCCTTAGTTTTCTTTTCTTCAATTAATTCAGTGTATTCTGCGTGCCATGTTCTATCAGATTGGGATTGGTCTTCTCGAACATGTATATGTTGGTTGTAGATATCGCAGTATCGAACTACCCCAGTGTAGCCCACACAGCTTACGTATGCAGGGTTCACCCTAATCAGCCTTACCCGGTCACCAATTTTAAAATCCGTCATTCCATCCTCCCTTCCTTTGGTGGAGGTTTTACCCTCACTACTTCTACTAGGCTTAACTGTTTACTATGCAGCCTTTGGTGCGCATCCCAGTCCACCAAAGGAACTAGGGTTTGCGGACAGTCCGGGTCGTTACACCTTTTTCGTCTTGGCTTCTTTTTTGACTGGGCGAGCGTCTGGATTTTCCGCATAGAAATGTTCCCATAAACCTTGTTTAGCTTTTGTCATCATTCTGTAGCACAATATTACTGCTTCCGCCCAGGCGATACAATCACCAACTGTAAATTCTAGCTCTGAAGCGTATATAAGCGTGAATCCACCGTCTTTACGGCATGAGACGACAAGTAGGTCATCTGCGGGTGGAAAGCCCATCTCGCGGCGCTGTATCTCGTAGAGTGCATCCTGAAGGAAGTAGTTATAACCGATCCCTTGAGGCATCCCCGCAGCCTGTGACTGGCTTGCTTTGGAGGTCTTCCAGTCGGCGGTAACACGAATGATTTTCTGCCCCAAATCTTTAAAGACTGGATGGTGTTCGGCCTTAATGCCAATATCACCATCATAGGTGCCACAAATATTGTGTTTCATTGAGTACAGTAAATCTTCAGAACCATAAAGAATTGGGCTAGTGTTTGTCCACCAAGTTATGAATGACTCGTATGCCTTAGTGGCTAGCTTTACGTCCTCTTCAAAGTCTTCAAGTGCTTGTAAACGATCTGCCTCATGTTCGTATTCGCAGTCCTTAATTGACCACATGTACTGTTCAGCAATATCGAACATTTGTTTGTTAATGAAGTGGTCAATTGCATCATGAACAACTGAACCGATATCTGCACCCTTTTTCTTCTTACGCAAATGGTTTTCCTGTGCAGAGATAAGAATAGGTAGCGCGTCTTCAGTGCCTAGTACTTTGGTGTGTACAGAGCCATCATCGTGGTGATCCCACATTGTACCAATGAGGCGACCAGTTTCAGTGACCTTACCATCTTTGTTGATGGCCTTTTCTTTCATGAAGCCTTTAAGCTTGGTGCCATCGTCACCTTCAAACTTATAGAAGCCGAAGAGTTCCTGTAGCGCCATACCCATAGGCCAAGTCATAAGGCCGTTCTTTTCAAGCACATCACCGATAAGGGTTGTCGTCCCTTTGGGGTACATGAGTTTTCCCCAGGCTTTACGATCCTCAACATTTGGTGATACCGGAGTACCGTCTTCATTAAAGAGCCGTAAGTATGCGTAGTAACGGTGTGCCTTATCTTTGTAGTCCAGCTTTACACGAGCGTTGCCGTTTTCGTCTGGGTAAAGATATTTTACGATGTCCTTAAACGCTATGGTGTTATCCTCCTTCTGTGATACCTTACGGCTCTAGCTGTTACTGGATAATCTTCAGCTATTTTATAGCTCGATTCGCCTTGACTTAAACGAATATTTATTAAACTTATATCATCCATTGATAAAACTTTCTTAGAATTTTGTCTACCTTTTAAAACTTTATCTTCATTGTTTTCTGCTGAACTCGCAAGCCTTAAGTGACTAGGGTTTACACATGGGGGGTTATCACATAAATGCATCACAACTTTATTGGGTGAGGGGATTATACCGTGGTGTAGCTGCCATGCCATCCTGTGTGCTAAGTAAAATTTACCTCCCCATCTTAGTTTTCCGTAGCCACCATAGTTTGAGTGAATTACGGTCTTTGCCCCTTTCCACACCCAACACCCATTTTCATCAGTTTGATACTTAGTCCAAAAATGTTCTCTAAACTCATTCAGTGAACGTGTCAACATAACTATCGTAGAGGTATATTGAAAATATTGCCGTCACCGGCCATCGTTGCGGGTGTATGACCGTCCCATTTATCAATAGCACGATTCTGTGCCTCAATTTCTTTCAGGCGTACCAAATCAGCTGTAAGCGTTGTTTGTTGCAGACGTTGGGCTTCTGATTGACCTTGTGCAGCAACGATAGCTTGTTCAGACTCAACTCGAATACGCTCTAAGTCTTGTTTAGCTTTTTCTGCTTGCTGTTTTGCAACCTGACTTGCTTCAATAGCATTGTTGAATGCTGGGCTGAAAGCGAAGTTAGTAATGTTAAGGTCAACTACTCGAATACCATACTTTTCAAGACGAGTCTTAATAACATCGTAGGCTGCTTTCTTTACTTCACCACGTTTGGTGATAAGTTCGTTAGCTGTGTAGTTAGCTGTGGCGGCTTTAAATGACTCTTGAACCGCTGGTGTGATTACACGGCCAACGTAACCTTCACCAAGTTCTTTATATACACGGAGGGCAGTTTCATTATCCAGTGCGTAGTTGAGCGCAAGTTTACCATTCACGTCTTGGAGATCGGCAGTTGCAGCGGTAGCGTCTTGCTCTTCTTTCTGTACACGAGTTTCCATTTTTATAAGGTTCTCAACAAGCGGAAGCTTGAGTGCAATACCGCTTGTTTGAATTCGGTTTACTTCACCAAATCGCGTCACAATTCCTACTTGTCCTGCACCTACTGTTCGAAAACAAAGCAGAAAGAACAGTAGAATTGTGACGGCTGTAATTACTAGAGCCCAGCCCGCTCTAGTTAATCCGGTGAAATGCTTTGAATAGCCTTCACCTTCAAATTTTAATAGTGACATTTAGGTATTACCCTCCTTTAAATTATTTCTTGTACCTAGGCCCAGGTTTTTCGTGCTCTAACCAACTGAGCTACTCCCCCGTGGTGGGGGAGCTTGGAGTCGAACCAAGGACAACGTGCTTATAAGGCAAATTTGGTTGCTGTATGGGCCTAATTGTTAATCTCGTTTGGTCGCGGGGCACTGGTTTCGCACCAGCACATGGTCTCTGAGCGTTTGTTTTCCG